TTTTTTCAAACTGGTTAAATCTGCACTGTTTTTATTGAAAAACCTGAACTTGTTATCGATCTGGTATTGTTGCATTTCTTGATTTAAGAAATGATTCCAGACATAGCGATTGTTACCAACTACTTGGTTTAATAATTGGATCTGTTCCTGTGATGGGTACAATCGATATTTATATTTCAGGTTTTGCATTAGTTATTTAGTGGTAATTGCTTGACATGATTAAATTTTGGGTATATAATTCGCCTTTCATCCCCGCCTTAAAAGACAGGGTATTACGGCTCGATTGATAAAATGGGAATTGAAGATTTAGGATTATTCTGTATTGCATATTCCCTGAATACTCTACACCCAATATGTCTTAAAATAGTAGCTAATTTAACCACCCACTTTAAATCATCTTCGGTTCGTTCAACACAAATGCAATGGACATGATCTGGGTATTTGGTTTTGAATTCATCTTCGGTCATGATATTCCTCCTATCATTATTTATTGGTAGGAGGAATTCAATCGTTATACTCGTTCTTCAATTGGGATTACTTCATAACTTTCGACTTTTCGGATTGGTACTAATCCCAGACCTTGATGTAATGGTAATTTTAATGGTCTACCGTTAATATCCCATTCTAAAGGCATATTATAACAGTCAAAGCACACATACCCAACAATCTTGTCATCGGTGCATTTTTCATAATCGATAAGAACTGGATAACCAGCTGCTGATTTGAAGCCAAAAGCTTGCATTAGAAAACCGTGATGTAAATGTTTTTGAATAAATGTCATGGTGTGTCCTTGATTGGTGTTTTATTACCGTCTTTATCAATTGCTACAAATGTGATTTCTGTTGTGAATACTAATTCATTATTTCTGTTTAAACAGAATACATCAATGTTGAAAGTCGCTGATGTCGTGCCTTTTTTTATCAACTTTGTGTCAAATTCAAGGATAGAACCCGCTGGCATACTTTTATGAAATACAACCTGGTTCAATCCAACTGTGACAAATTCGTGTCCTGGAAATTCAACATTGACTGCAACATATCCAACGGTATCGATCCACTTTAACATCTCGCCGCCAAAAAGAAACCCGTAATGGTTTAAATGGCTTTGTAAAACTAATTTGTGTTGTTTCATTGGTCTCCCCATGTAAGTTGAAGTACGGTATATAATTCTTCATTGATAGTATATGAAACCCCGTGATTAGAATGTTCAATATGATACCATAGTCTTTGTGGTTGTTTTACTATCCAGTGTATCAATTTATGATCCTGGACGTCTATACGATACCAATAATCATTCATTAAGCTGTTATAATGCTTATCTACTACTGTGAACATATAATCCCCATTACTTTCCCCATTTCAATAAAAACCAAGTTTTGTCAGTTTCCGATAATTCTGCCATTACTTGGTATCTGTTGCAATCAAATGCATAATCGGCGACTCCTAAAACCCTAATTGATTTACTTCGTCGTTTCACCCATCGCCCAATTTCTGATTCATAGAATTTGTCGAGTATTTCGTTATATGGGTCATAATCTGGACCGTTCATAGTGGCTGGGTACATGTATGAAAGATTGGATATTATAAACTCATGTACACACATTATTTCATTCATTTATCCCCCCACATTAATACATACCATGAAAAATCTGCTTCATTTTTGAAATAGATATAATTATTTTTAATGAACCATCTAGTACCAAGATTTCCAAAGTTCTTGGCGCACCAATCATACTTTTCACCGGGTGAATTGCGAATTCGTAATCCATGGTACTCTATAAGTTGCTGTGTTTCAATTTTCATCATATCCAGACCATTTTATATTAACCCAATTATACATTGCCCGAGCTGATTCTTCCGATTCTACCTTCCATGACATTGGACCCAATGAATTAACTAACGAATTACATATAAAAAACTCTTTAATATCTGCTATTTCTTTTTCAGATAACCAAACCTTTGCAGTTGGTGTTAATGAAACCGCCCAATACTCTTTATTTTTAACACAACAATGCAAAAGTGTAAAATTCTTTGATTTTTGTAAAAGGGTATAATGGGTATGCATTATGCTTCCCATTTCAACACAAACATTGTGTATAGTTCTTCTTTAATAGCATAATCAACAATAGTCATGCATTCGGTCCTCTTCCATAATGACACATTACAAGTTTTAACCCATCTACGTATTTCTGCTGAATATATGCGTAAATAGTACCATTTGTTATTATTCTTATCGGTTTCAATCTCATACATATTGAATTTCTTATTACTAGCAACAATTGGTCTGATTATTTTATTGGTCATGGTATCCCCATTTCAATACAAACCATGTATAATTTTCATCCGTAAATTCGATTTCGTAAAACCCATCAATTTCAATGACAGTACATCTGTAAGTAGTTTCAAACTGATCAATGAACTTACCATCGGATAATCCTTTGTGTTCTATGAAATATCGATTCAAAATAGGCCATATAGTATGATTATTCAATTTAAGTCTAACCATGAGATCCCCATTTTAAAATAAACCAGGTGTAATCCTCATCTTTGAACGTCAATGTCCATTCACCAAATGAAATTTCCTCAGTAGTGCATCTAAATGTTTTGTGAAACAATTCCATATATTCGTGAGTGAGGAGATCAGCATTGGCGTAATAAAATTCTTGAATTGAATGTCTTGCTTTATCTGGCAGTTCATATATCGCTTTAGTAATCATATTATCACACGTGTAACATAAACCAAGTAAACCGTTCTTTAACATAGGCAGTCATTGTCAATGACGGCTTTTCATGATCCCGTAGAGATATCAATCGCTCATATTGCGACGTGTTTAATTTAATACTCTTTTTCATAAAATCTCAATTTAAGCTGACCATCGTATCGCAAATATCGTAAATAAATCTTCTCGGATGTCAAATGATGATATACCAGCAGTATCAACCCATTTTTCTGAAGATTGATTGCGTATCCACCGCCATATATCTGAATCAAGGGTATGAATGGCGTACCAAACATACCCGTCATCACATAGACATGAACATAGAATTGTGTATTTCATCAAGCTTTTTTATTAATCTGATCAGTCCATCTCAAAATAAAGAAATCACGATGTCCTTCGTTTTTAAAACTCCAAAGACGATCAGTCATAAAAATACCACATTTTGAACTAACCGACCATTCAATCATTTCGTCACGTAATTCGTCTGTCATTTCCTCTTTATCAAAAGATAAACCTGGAAGTTTGAATAAGCCGCACTGTACCATTTTCATATTATATTCCTAATTCAAAGATTGTGTTGTAAAGGTTGAATAATTCTTCATCTGATAAATTATACACATCAGTAACCCGTATGTCAAATATTTCTTCCAAGGATTCATCCCAGTGGTTAGCAATCCGTTCTAGTATTAAATCTCTCATTTTAAAAACTCGCTGTATTTAATCAAGAAAAACGTGCGTTTAGCTTCATCGTAAAAATCTAATTTGATCATCTTTTTTGCCTCTTTTCTTTGAGGTTCATACAGAAATAATGAACTGAATGAAGACTGTTCAGCTTCCAGGTAACTCTTATATTCCGCTGCATATTTAGGATTATCAACCCATTCGGTATGTTCACGCGGAGTAAACCCAAGTACACGTTTTGTTTTTTCTCTGAGTGCTAGCACACTTGGAGGATAATCGTTGTGTAATTCTAACAACAACTTTTTCCATTGTTCTTTTGTAATTGATATAGGTTTCATGCCATCCACCTTAATTTAAACCATGTCATTTGCGCTCTTTTAACTATTCTGGCATCAAATTTCACATATATATTTTCTTTAATCACATACCCAGTATCATCGTCAAATACAGATTTTAAATATAATTCCCAATTATATCCTGCACGATACCATGTATTGGACAATTGCAATACTTCTGGACCTACATTTTTAATTAGCCACTCCACAAGTTGATTAGCCTCGTATGAGTGGACATCATCTAAATTTGTTATTTTTCTACGCACTGGTTTTTAAAATGTACATTGTAACATATGGCCCATCAACTATCACTAAATCTTCAGGGTACTTATTGTGAGAGCCAGTATACCATGTACTAGTTTTCACATTCAACAATTGTACCTTAACCATTTTGGGATTCAATTTGGTGACTCTTGCTATCTTCATATTATTGTGTAAACTGACTGCTACAACATCACCAATCTTTAACAAACGTCCCAAAATGTCTCGGTGTTCAATTAGTGGTTTAGGTGTTCTCGTTTTCTTCTCTGTTGTCATATACTTCCCATGTATTATTTAAATAATCCCAATGTCTACTATCATAGACTGATATTGCAAATTGATATCCTAAAATACCAATCTCTAACTTTGGACCTGCGTGATCTTCACCTAACCAACTAATGACCAGGTTAAGTTCAAACAAGTTCCAATCATAATGCATCAGTTGTAATTCCCAATGCTTGTGTGGATTAAATGATCCGCTTTTGAACCATAAATTCTCAAAATTACTATTTTTGAAAAAAGGATTTTTTATTTGTAAATTAAATTTGATCATGAATGACTCCAACGTAAATTAAACCAATTTGCCATTTCTGGTCTTTCAAACCAGAATTCATGTCGCAAAAATTTAATTTCAAAAGTGTTAGGATCGATCACCGGTTTGCCTTGATTAGCATAAAAAAATGAATCACTATTTTGCTCACGACACCATGTAATCATGTCATCGTATACTCCAACAGGAACTGATCTATTGATGGTAATTTTGGTCCAAGAATCATGTTGTTTGATATCTACTGAACGTCTCATAAAACCATTCCTATATATCCAATATAACACAATTGATGCGCCATCTGATCAAGTCCAAGATCTCGCCAAAATTTAGGATTCTGGATATCTTGATTACCAAAGTTTCGTTTAGTCCAATCAATATGATAATGAAGAATAAAATCCAACAAACCAATATATGCAGCAAGATATGGGTTGATCAATAGAATAATCAGACCAGTGGCAAAGCCATGTTTTAAACTATGCATTATACCAGGTAACTCACCATAATGTCCTTTGCTAATAACTTCAATATTCGTTTGATTAACAAAATCAATGTACCAATGTTTAAATTGTAACAGTACTAAAATTATAAATCCCATTTATCACCCATTATTTTTTTCAAGCACTTCTTCAGCTTTGCATAGTTGCTTAATCATATCATATTGACCTTTGGCACTAGCTAATGCTGGATATTTTTCGATTAAAATTTGTTCTTCTTTTTCTTCAATCATTTTTTTACATGCCCAATCTAACGCCTGTTCAGCGTTTGACGTTAACCCAACTATCCCATTCTCAGATGCTATTGGTGTCCAACTATAACCAGTATATGCTTCTAAATGACCATCTTGTATTCGTAATGAACCGGATGTTATTGAAGAACTGCCATTTGAATGACACAATATATGTGAGCTATTACTTTGTATTCCATGTATCATGTTTTTTAAGATTCCATTTTAATAATAAAAAAGTTAAATCTGACTCATTAGTTAAGTCAAGATATGTTAATTCTCGTAAATCCCATCGATCATTTAATCCAGGTGGACCCCAATGAGTACACATCCAAGTGAAAATTTCCATTGGTCGATCAAACTGATTTAAATCTACTGTTTTCATATTCCATATTTTATTTTGAACAAAAAATATTTGTGTTCGTTTACTATTACTGCCGCATCTACATCAACTTGACCTTCACGCATTGGTATGTTCAACCCATAGGTGTCTTTAATATGTGATAGTAACGAAGTGATACTCCAGTTACTGTTACTATTTGCATAATCATCCCGTATTTCTCGTAATACCACAATCATTCGATTTCTAAAGGTTCGCTGTTTTTCTAACTCTTTTGCATACTGTTTAGTGTCATCAGCTAATTCTTTAAGTGTTTTTTCTGCTATTTTATTCATGACCATCTCAGTAAAAACCAGGTATAATTTGCATCGTCCTCAAATTCTGCATATTTTGGCTCATCGTATGACGGCTTAATCTTACATTTATTTTCTTGTTCAAAATGCTTATAAACTAGTTCCATTTGTTTAGAGAATACCTGATCAAGATTGCCAGTGAATTCAACCATCGGCGAATGTGCAACCGAATATTTACTGGCTTTACGAACAGCGACATCCCTAGTAAGCGATAATTTTTTCATCAAGCACCCCATCTTATAATAAACCAATTTCTGTCAGCTGCATTTCGGAAAATAAATCGATCATCAGGTACTAATTTCCACCGATCACCTAGAATTTCTCCGAATACTTCTTCACACCATTTAACGCAGTCTTGAACATGGATCTTACTACTTGGACTAACCCAATATACATAATCTTGGTAATCAGTATAATCATCGCCTTGACGCAATGGTCTTGTATCATATCGCGTTCTCAATGAAAATATCTGACCAGCTTGGCTTGTCATTGGTTGAACCCCCACGATATTTTGTGCAATCAATTCTGGTTGTACTCTGCGTATCATTGACAAAATTGATTGTTTTGATAACTCTTTCATAATCCACTCCTTGGATTTTAATAATTATTCTGATATCCATCTTAATGTGAACAAAGTGCAATCCATCTCTCTATACAATGTGAGAATGCCACCTTGCATATTAAACTTCATTTTTCGTTCAGTGAGCCACTCTGCTACTTCATTCCATTCTCTCGTGTCTAATCCTTTATTGCCATTATCTTTGCTCAATATAAAACTATTGTGCTCAAACGGCATTTTTTTAATTCTCATGTTAACTCCATTTTAATAAAAACCAATTCCTATCAATCTCATTTGCGAACCATATATATGAAAATGTATATGACCATCTCTCATTTTGGGTCTCACACCAACCATCACCACCAAATTGTTGTGATGCCCATTCAATTATTTCAGGATATTCGTCATAAAAACCATCCCCTAAATAAACTGCATATGGATGCACGTTTGCTGAAAAAAATTCAGTACTTATCTTATATTGTTTTTTCATCAGCCCCACCGTAATGCAAACCAGTTCTTATCTTCTTCACTTTTTATAAGTATTCTAGCAGGAGTTCCCTCATATGGACTAGTCCAACACCATCTTTCATTGACTATTGGCTTGTTATGAATCATTAACTCCATGAATTCATTTAATGAGCAACTAGGACCAAATGTTTCCCAACACCATTGACGCATTTCACAGAATTTTGCTGTTCGATCACCTTGTTGCCAAGAAGGTTGCCATCTGAAAACCATGCTGTATTTGAAGTATTGATGACCGGTGTATCGCTTGTCTAACTTTGATATCGCTATATTCATGTATGAATTATACTCCTTCTTATGGTGGATGTCAATAAATAATTACAGAGGCATACAAATGAGAATACTAGTCACCGGTGCCAACGGATTTGTTGGACGTAATATGCTCGAATGGCTATCCCAAGAAGAATTCTGGGAAATCGAGACATGGGAATGGGATCCTAATAATTTACCTGATGTAAAAAAATATAAATGGGTCATACATCTGGGTGCTGTTACAGATACCAGTGATGCTGACGTTGATACGATTATACATAAGAACTATGAGTTCAGTCAATGGCTTTTTACTGAATGCAATAAGAATAAAGTGCATATGCAATATGCCAGTTCCAGCGCTGTTTATGGAAATAATAAGAATTTTTCGGAATTTGCTCCTTGTCATCCAGAAACACCATATGCGTGGTCGAAATACTTATTTGATAGATGGGTATTGCAGCAAGAGCATAACATCTATGTTCAAGGATTTCGATACTTCAACGTGTATGGAAAATATATGCATACCAAAGGAGAACGAGCTGATATCTTATGTAAGTGGCGAGAAGAGGCCAAAAATGAAGGAAAGATCACTATTTGGGCAAATGCTGATCGCATCAAACGTGATTGGGTTTGGGTCGGAGACGTATGCAAATTACATATTGATTTCATTAAAACTATCAATGGTTCAGGCATCTGGAATGTTGGCTCTGGACTATCACACAGTTATTTAGATTTAGCGGAAGAAATTGCAATTCAAGAAGGGGTACAAATTGAATTTGCCTCACCAAAACCAACTGAACAATATAATACAAAAGCCGACTTAACCTTATTGAAATCAACTATCGGAAAACGCAAATGGTTATCAGTTTACGAATGGATTGATCGTGGATTGTGATAAATACTTGACAGAGGAAGTAACATGAGAGCAAGTGAATTTTTAAATGAAGATAATTTTGGAGTAGGAAAAAAACGCCCTGCACGACCTGGATCTCGCGAAGACCAAGTTGGTCCACGTGGTCACAAACCAGAAACGCAATATAGTGTGGATGAAGAATTCGAAATTGATGAAGCTGGAAAGGCTCCTAAAAAGCTGTGTCTTTCTAAAAAAACTGATGGTGAATTAGGTGCAAGCCAATTATCATCATGTCAAGCACAGGGCTTACGTAAAAGAAATACAAAACGAAAATTTAGAATTGGTAAGAAAGTTCAATCAATTGATGGTAAATATGTGCGTTCGGCTGACTACGGAGGCCCTTTGCCCAAATGGAAAGGTAACTAATGCGATTTCGTGAATTTTCAAAATTAACAGAATTTGATGCGGGTAGCGCGATATCATCTGCAGGTAATATTATTAGTATGTTATCTAATCCACTCGGTGCATTAGATAATATTACTGGTACTACTTCTACCGATTCGGCTGGTGCTGGATCATCGACTGCTGATATAGCAACTATTCAAGACCCAGATTTTAACAGAAAATTAGAAAAGGTTGCAAATAAGTTAGGTGTTAGAGCTAATGATTTGCTTGCTATTATGAAGCAAGAATCAGGTGTTGATCCATCAAGAGTTAATTCAACATCTAACGCAACTGGCCTTATTCAATTCATGCCAGATACTGCTAGAAGACTTGGAACTACTACCGATGCATTAGCTAAAATGTCAGCTGTTGAACAACTAGATTATGTTTACTTATATTACAAAAGTGTTAAACTTAAACCTGGGTCCGATGCCGGTGATATGTATGTGGCAACATTTTATCCAGCCGCTGCAGGACAACCTGATAATTATGTAATCAGTTCACGCGGAAACAAAGTTTATAACCAAAATGCAGGATTAGATAGAAATAAAGATGGAACAATCACTGTGGGAGATGTAAAAAAATCTGTATCAAGGTTTGTATAGTTAAATAACTTTATGAATTTAATAGGTAATTTAATTATATCCCCGCCATCAGTAAAAGGCAATTTCTGGTATAAAACAGTCGCAATGATTGTTGAACATCATAATCAAGGAAGTATTGGTATAGTTCTTAATAAACGAAGTAACTATACTATAAATGAATTAGGTGATCAACTTGATTTAGATTTTGATATACCAGGATATGTCTATATAGGTGGTCCAGTCAATCCGAATAGTATTAGTTTAATTCATTCTAATGAATGGAGTTGCGATAATACACTTCGGCTTAATGAAAACTTCTCATTAAGCTCATCAAAAGAAATCATGCGACGATTTTCTAATAATGACTTACCAAAAAAGTGGAGGTTATTTTTTGGAATTTGTGGATGGCCACCTGGTAAACTACATAAAGAAATTAATGGCATTGAACCAGAAGATAAGAACACTAGTTGGTGTTTTACCAATAGCGACACAGATTTAGTGTTTAATCATGACACCAAAGTACAATGGAATAAAGCATTAGAAAAAGCTGCAGAAGAATTTTCACAAAGCATATTATCATAAGGATATATAATGAAAAATTGGTTATGGAAAATATCTGGATTCATATTACTAGGTATTGGGTATCTCGGTATTATAACCCCAGGATTGCCATTCAGTCCATTTATTGTCGGTTCTGCTATATGTTTTAGCAAAAGTAGTCCAGCTATGCATAAATGGTTATATAATCACAAATTTTTTGGTCCGTTTTTAAGTAATTGGGTCAATAATAAAGTGTTTCCAACAAAAATGAAATACATGATGTTAGCTGTCATGTCTAGTTCATTAGTTATTTTATGGTTTACTACACACAATTCTACCACAATCGCATATTCTGGTGGTTTTATGATATTAGTCTCAATATGGGCTTGGAGATTTCCTGGAAGTCTTAATGAATATTATGAAAGAGAATCATCTGGTAAGAAAATAGGCTGGTTCAAATAATGTAAAAAGATAAATATTAGAATTACAAAAATAAGGTAGTCCTAATGAGAAATAATATTTTACCACCCGTAAAACGAGGCGATACTTGGACATTTACGTTCTCGTGGAAAAATCAAAAACACACCAATTGACTTGACTGATTGCACTGTATTAATAGAAGCAATTAAAGAACAACAACTGCATATCGATAAATTAGATAAAGATATTGAACAATTGAAATTAAAAGGATAAATTATGACAATTACATATACATGGGAAGTAACCAGTTTAAAAACTACTACAATTGGATCTACTGCAAATGTAGTAGTACAAGCCTATTGGAAAAAAATTGGCACTGATGAAAATGGTAATGAAGGCATCTTTAATGGTGCTACTCCATTTACCGCAGATTCTACTGATAACTCAGGTCCTTTTATTCCATTTTCAGGATTAACTGAAGAAAATGTACTAGATTGGATTAAATCCACCGTCGTTGGACATTACGAAGAACATGTTAATGAACAAATTTTAAAGCAAATTATCGATAAGATTAATCCAGTTATAGATACAGCTATGCCATGGGTAACTCCAGAAATTTCTGATCATTTTGTGTAACTCCATAAATAAAAATTTAAAACAAAGGATTAAAAATGGATAAAACACTAGTAACAGTAACCCTTGATGTAAACCAAGTAAATTTAATATTTGCAGCATTAACCGATCAGCCATATAAAAATGTTGCAAAATTAATTGCTGAATTGGATGAACAACTAAAAACACAGTTGCAACAACACCCATCTGGGCCATTAACCGATAAATTAGTATAAAAACGGAGTATTATAAATGAAAAAATTATTTGCATTAATCTTATTAATGTCATCAGGAATGGTGCATGCTTGGGAACAAGTTGCCCCATATCCAATTGAAAAATGTCAAGTACAATCACCGTATGGCTTTCCACAAACTTCTAAACAAGGTGTAGCAATATGTCGTGCTGGTTATGTTACATTAAACGATACTACTGCAAAATTACCAGTTTGGGTTTCTTATACATTATATCCTGAATATGCGTTAGGATGTGTTCCACGTTCTAATGGCTTTGCCCCCGATCAAAGCTTACCAAAAGGTAGTAGGGCAGAGCTAATCGATTTTAAAGGCAGCGGCTATGATATTGGTCACGTAGTACCCAATGCAGATCAATCAAGGTTCGATCAAACAGAAAAAGAAAGTTTCTTATTAACTAATATGGTGGCTCAATTACCAGGAACTAATAGAGGAATAATTAAATTGACCGAAACTAATATTCGTGGATGGGTAACACAGAGAAATCATCCATATGTAATTTATTCTGGTCCATTATATGGACCAGGTGATAAAACTATTGGTTTAAACCAAATAGTCGTTCCTCATGCATTTTATAAAATAGTAATTGACACAACAACTAATGAAGTTGCTGGATTTCTAATACCACATGTCGGAAATCAAGGAAATGACTTGACAAAAGTTAGAGCGCCAATTGATCAAATCCAACAATTATCAGGAGTCCAATTTGCATACCCAGCGAATGCGGTTGAATTACCATTAAATTATTTATGGCCTGTTGATTATAAAGCATTAACCGAAGCGAAAAGAGCTGCATGCAAAGGCAACGCTAACTAACCAGGTTTATATTTACAATTATCAAAATGCCAGCGTTTTGCGTTCGATGCATTGCTGGCATTACCACAATACGGACAAATCAATATTTCCTGTGGTGTTAGTTTTTTGCCCTTTCTTGACAAACTCATTTTCAATTTAGATTCTTCGGTATGTGTTCTACCGGCCATGGCCCCTACTTTTCCATACATTGGGTTATTTTCACCAGTGTTAGCTTCACTCAGTTTTTCCTTGAGCTCTTTTGCTCGTTCTACCCCGTATATTTCATCGAAGGTCTTTCCTTTACGCAATGCAATCGTTTCCGGAGAATGTTTCTTACCCGTAAAAGCACCAGGTTTTCCATATCTATGATTTTTATCACCTAACATTTTTATACGTTTTTTCTCAGATATTTCTTTAGCCTTTTCTTCACCGAATATTTCATTATAACTTCTCCCTAACCTAGATGTTTTGTGAATAATCTTCATCGGTTTTAATGATTCTTTATAAATCCATGTCTTTTTTAATTTATTGATTTTTTCTAATGCTTTTTCTTCCCCATATAATTCAATATATGTTTTTCCCTTATTATTTGATAGTTGACCTTTATTTCGTATACTAATCATTTGTTTTTGCTTATCGGTCCATAATCTTCCTAATGTACCATCCCCACCGAGGGTCATATTGTATCCAGAATGGTAACTATCATATAAATTGATAAAATATGTCTCCATTGCATTTTTTAAATAATCCCCTTCTAACGATTGATATATTATTTCAAAGGTAAATTTATCGATGCCATACTTTTTAATAGCATAGTATAAATGCGAATTTAGTTTTCTTGAGTTTCTAGTATGTTCTACGATCCTTCTTTCAAAGTTATTTGTAAAACCTATATAAATTTTCTCATTAATTGTATTTGTAATTTTATAAATGGAATAAATATCCATGTTGATACTCCTTTTCAGTATTAAAGTAGATGGGAACGCCAATTCCGCGATCTACACCATTATTTATAAATATTACTATGAAAATATTATACTACATTTATTACGTATTGTCAAAATTTGGATGTGGATTGGAAGGAATCCTGTATGAAGATTAGTGAATTAATAGAGACATCAAACTATCTAGCACAGTTAAAAAGTGATGCGAAAAAACACTATCCAGAAACAGATACTGAGGATGAATCATTATTACAGTTTTTAGCTAGAAGTGTACTTCATGCAAAAGATGATGATGCTAAACAAAATAATGATATAGCAATTCTAAAATCTAAAATAAATAATATTGAAAGAATAATTAACAACAAATAGGAAAATACAATGGCATTACAAATTAATATTAATACTGAATTCGGTACTGAAGAATCACCAGTATATGCTCAATATTGGAATATTGGCGCAGTACAAGAGGATTTCAAAGGAAAGGGCACTGAAATCACTATCTATGGATATGCATCCAAAGAAGCAAGAGATAATGAAAAACAACCACTATCTGCCGGAAAATTTCAAATAACTGGTGAAGAATATGTTGCTGGTGCAGATCGTGCAACATTATATGAAATCATCAAGCAACGCCCAGAATTCACTGGTGCAGAAGACTGCTAACCAGTCATACTCGATATCCCTAATTGTTAGGGATATCACCTCAATGGTTTTATTAACTGTTCAAAAGAAACATATTATAGTGTTTAAGAAGTACGTAAACATTTACAAAATTGATTTTAATGCATCGATTAAATCTTCAATCATTCCATCATCATGAAACGGAGTTGGTGCAAATCGCAATCGTTCAGTGCCAACATCTACTGTTGGAGAATTAATTGCTTGTACGTAAATACTATAATCATTTAATAATCTATCACTAATTTCTCTAGCTCTTTTAGCATCACCAATCAAAACAGGTACGATATGTGTAACTGAATCCATCACTGGTATTCCAGCTTCCTTCATCATTTTTTTTAATTTACTAGCACGTTCTTGGTGTTTTTCTCTTAATTCATTATGAGCTTTTGAATATTTAACTGCAGCTAATGCGCCAGCGACAATAACTGGGCTCAATGACGTACTAAAGATGAATCCATCCGCGATGCTTCGAATAGCATCAATTACTATAGAATCCCCTGCGATATAACCACCTTGTACACCAAATGCTTTGCCAAGCGTACCATTAACAATATCAACTCGATCTTGCAAATTCATTTCTTCTAACTCACCAGCACCAGTAAATCCTCTAACTCCTACTGCATGAACTTCATCACAGTATGTAATAGCATTATATTTGTCAGCTAAATCACAAATTTCTTTAATAGGACTAATATCACCTTCCATACTGTATATGCTTTCAAATACAATACAGGGAATATTTTCATTTTGAACCGATTTCTTCAAACAATTTTCCAACTCTACTAAATCATTATGCTTGAATATTTGTTTAGATGCACGACTATGAACAATACCCATTATTAGACTATTATGGTTTTTGCTATCACTTATAAATTCAATATTTGGGATAATTTTAGCCAATGCTATTAAACTTGACGTATTCGCTACATAAGCCGAAGTAAATAATAATGCACTCTCTTTTTTATGCAATGATGCCAATTCATGTTCTAATGCAACATGATAATGGGTAGTACCTGATATATTTCTCGTACCACCGGATCCAGCACCTGTCATATCTAATGCTGTTCGCATTGCATCTAGTACTACTTTATGCTGTCCAAGTGATAGATAATCATTACTACACCAATTGACAATATTTTTAATGGCATATGGCCCATACCAGATTGCATTTGGAAATTTACCTTGTTC